TGTGCTCCGTATTTGTTTTGGATTATTCGTGTGAACGCGAAAACAGGCTGACGGTCACGTCAGCCTGTTCAGTACGATTGCCTATTCAAAAGAAGGGAACGACAGGTCGGGAATATCGACATCCAAATTGCTGTTGGGCGCTTCGAACATCGGATTGATTACCGGCTTGGTTTCGTTCTTCTTCTCTTCCTCTGCCGGTTTCGCCGGTTCAACGGGAGTTGCCGTTGTCGAGTGATCTGCGGAGGTTGCTGGTTCCGGCGTGAAGGAGGGCGGGACGGTCGGCAAGGTTCCGAGATTGATCGAGTCGGTATTGACCTGCGGAAGGTTCGGCGTCGACAGGCTCGGCATGCGCGGGGTGAACGTGTCTTCGACCGGATCGGGAGCGTCGATGTTCTGGGCCATCTGCGCCAAGGCAGCCAACGAAGAATCGGGAGCGATGGTGATGCCGTGAGACTCTTCTGGCTGATGCGCGACCGGAGTGTCTGGAATCACAGGAGCCGCAGGAGCGGCCGGAGCATCATAGCTCGGCTCGCCATCATCAGAAAGCGGATTGAACGCTTCGGTTTCCGTTCCTACGGAAGATGGCTCCTCGGCAACCGTATTGGACGCTGTGAACAGGTGTGCCAACGACTGTTCCGGAGCCGCTGGAGCAACCGGAGCGGCCTGAGGTTCCGGCGTTACAGGAGCTGCCGGAGTTACCGGAGCCGACGGGGTGCTGATGGTTGGCTGAAACACAGGCGGAACCACGGGAGCATACGTCGGCGCAGCGGTTTGAGTGGCCGGAATGCTCACCGGGGACGTTGCAGGCGTGGTGAAAATCTCACGTTCCGCCTTATTCAAAGCGTCGAAGGAGTCAGTGCTGTTTTGAACCTGAGCGGGCTGCGCAATAGGTTCTGCGGAAACGGCTGGAACGGCGAATAACGGCGAGACCACCTGCGTCTCTTGGGATGCCAGACTGGTTGCGGACGGATTGGCTGCGGTCATCGCGCTTTCGGAGGGCTCGCCCACGAAGTCGGCCACACGAGCATAGGATTCGAGTCTGGTCAGCAGCTGCACGCATTCGTTCAGGTAATAATCCACCTGACGCTCGTCATAGCCACGCTTGCCCTTGCGCTGGGTGAAGATCACATTCGCCACGGTCTGGGAGTTCAGATCGACAAGTTTCTTGGCATCGTCTTCCGACACTTCCTCAACGCCGAGCTCGCCAGCGGCCTTCGTCAGGCACTGATCGACGATGCGATCCACTTGCTTGCGGTCATAGCTCGGTTCCTTGCCTTCTCCTGGCTTGAAACGTTCGCCGTGCTCACGTTTGGAATGGGCGTCAAGCTGGCGGAACAGACTTTCGGTCTGCGCTTTCCACGCCACACGACCGTGCTGCGAAATCTCCCATGTGGTCTGCTTGTCCACCACGGCGCGCTCCAAACGAGCAAGGGCCGCGTCCACTTGGGCGATCACATAGCCGCCTTTGACCAAATCGAAAGAAACATTCTGAATATCATGCTGGGTGAGTTGCGCTCCCTCACCTTCGTACAGCATGTGCGCACGCTCAAGAAAAGCGTCCACCTGTTCGGAATCATACCCCCACTTGCGCTTTGAAGTACGAGCGATCCCCGATGCGTTCCTCTCGGATTCAGGTTCCTGCGCCATTGGCTATCGACCTCCTACTGCACTACTCAACGTCCTTACTCTACGTGATTGATTCGACGCTTTTGGCTTTCTTGTGGAAAATTCAGCGAATCGACACTCAAATCACACCATTTTTCACGCATTTACTATGGAAGGAACCCCTATTGGGCAGCGCGACACACGTTGAAGCTGTCGCAGGCAACGAATACTGTACAGTAGAGCTTTGCGGGCGATTAGCTCAGTTGGTTAGAGCGCCACCTTTACACGGTGGATGTCGGGGGTTCGAGTCCCTCATCGCCCACTTCATGGAATCCTTGAGATTCCAACGATTCAAACATCCCGAACACGTGCGGCATCCACCTGTGCCCACATTTTGCCCACATCCTGCGAAGCAACCTGCACCGCGGCGTCGATGGTGCGCGCCACATCATCCAAGTCGGAATCGAAAAGATCGGCATAGACGTCCAACGTCATGGCCGCCGACTTGTGTCCAAGCATCCGCTGCAAAGCCTTGATGTTCGCGCCGGCGTGCACCGCGATGGATGCGGCGGTGTGCCGCAGGTCATGCGGCGGCAGAGGCTCCACGCCCGCCCTCCTGCACGCGCTGATAAACCACGTGCGGTTCGTTTTCGCACCCGCGGCAGACTGGTTGCGTGGAGGACGGCCGAGATGGTCGCGGAAAACCCAATCGGACGGCCCTTTGCCGGCCAGTACGGGAAGCAGCGCATCGCCGACTATGGATGGCATGGGCACGTCGCGCATCTCATGCGACTTCGGCGAGGTCTCCGACCACTCACTGCCGATGCGCGTAACATTCCGCCTGACGTGTATTCGGCGGCGTCCATAGTCCACGTCCTCCACCCTCAATCCGCACATCTCGCCCCAACGCAGTCCGCACAGGCCAAGCACCAGCACGAGCGCCTTGCGGTCGGTCGGCTGGATACGCGCCCTGCCGGCCTCGTCCGCGACGTCCAGCAGTTGCTTGACGGTGAGATACCGGTGCAGTCTCCTGCCCTCACGCCTGGGCAGCGCGAGTTCGTCGGTCGGAGCCTTGGCGATGAGCCTGTTTTTGACGGCGAGATCGCAGACGCCCTTGAGCACGCCGACGATCTTGAGCACCGTGCTCGGGGCCAATGTCTCGGCCTTGCCGCTGATAAAGGCCTGCAGTTCGCGGTGTGTGATGGAGCCCATCTGTCGTGCCGCGTATTCCGGCTCCACGTGCGTCTTCCAGGTGGCTTCGTCGGTGCGGATGGTGTTTGGCTTGAGGATCGGGCGACGCGAATCCATCCACTCGGCGTAGATGTCAGACACCAGGGTGCGTCCGGCTGACTGGTCGACGAAGCTGCCGTCCCTTTTGGCGGCGTTGACGTGCTGGTCTCCCCATGCGTCGGCGTCCATTTTGCGTTTGAAGCCGCGTTTGCCGGTCGGCGTGCCGTCCGGTTTGCGGTATCTGACTTCGTATCTTTTTCCGGCTTTGGTGGCGTATTGGCGGATGGTGTAGGCCATGCGTGGACTCCTTTTGCTGACATGGCCAATTATAAGAGAGGCGGAGCCTTGCATTGCCCGGCTCCGCCTTGTCCATCGTGTCAGCAAAGGACGATTCCAGTCTAGTGTGCGACACGCCCGACTTGATTATTACCGCACTTGCGGTAATATACGAGTGTCAGCAAAGAACAAGCAAGGAACACGAAAATGGCACACTACGACGCGAAATACAGCTGCGGACACGAAGAACGCATCGAACTCTTCGGCAAGACCGAAAAGCGCGAAAGCCACCTCGCATGGCTCGCCACGCAAAAGTGCCCGGAATGCCACGGCAAGGAACGCGACGAACGCCTTGCGGCGGAGAACGCCAAGAACGCCGACTGGCGCGAACAGCATCGCGTCGCAGAGATCATGCCAGACCTCGACGGTACGCCGAAGCAGGTCAAGTGGGCGAACGACCTGCGCGACGGAGTCATCAACCGCACGAGCCACGACCTGCGCGATCGGTTCCAGCCCCGCATGCTCTCCATCATCGCCGAACATACCAGCGCGGCATGGTGGATCGAAAAACGCGGCGAAGCCTTCGACGCACTGGCCCACGTCATGTTCGACCGGCTCGTGGCCGAGAAGAAGGCCGGAATGTCGAACGAGCTGGATTGACACGACGTGCCAGCCAGAGTATCGTGAGGCGTGTCATCCCGGCATGAGATGCCGGAACGTGGATTGAAATTATGTGCAACATGCGTGGATTTCCACTGTCGCCAGATCCTCTCGGATTTGGTGTGGATTGAAAATACATATTAGGCATGTTTTGATGTCGCGAGACGCCTCGGCTTCGGTCGAGGCGTTTTGTTTTGTCGAACGCATGGACGGAAAACAACATGGAGGAACACGAATGACTTTGCGTGCGATGCGCGAGCGCGCCGGATTGTCGCAGCAGGATCTACGCGCGAGGGTCGGAATCAATTCGGTTTCGTATTTTTGGGCTTTGGAGGCCTGGGACTGCACGCCTCGGCCGAAGCGTGCGCGAGATCCGCATACGATGCGTTTGGACACCGCGAAAAAGGTGTCCGAGGCACTTGGCGTCTCCCTTGACGAGCTGTGGGACGGTTTGGATTGATTTTCATGGCGTGTCGTACTTGATTATTACCGCACTTGCGGTAATATACGAGTGTCAGCAAAAGAAAGGACAAACCAAAATGGCAACGATCACATTCACCACGCGCTGCACCAACAAGACGATCTCGCTCCCACCGGAAGAAGCCATCGAACGACTCTTCGCCGACGCCGACGAATGGTTCGCATTCCAGCATCGAGCACCGGAAACGGCGATGGAACTGTTCTTCGCGTCGATCTATGACGCGGAGAAGACCACCGTCAATCCCTACGCCACCGAGATTGACGTCAATGGCGTGCCAATGGTCATCTCGATAAAAGAGGATGGCGGAATCGCCATCCGCCCAGGCGAATGGGCGTCCGGCATGTACGAGGATTGGGAGAAGACTGACAGAACCGCACTGTTGTCCGACATCAATCGCATGGCGTGCCGGCCCATGGGCACGATTGGAGCGCCCACCATCGGCGAAGTTCGCGAATACGGCGATTGCCTTTGGAATGGCGAGGACTGATCCCCGGCCGCGAAGCGCAGGGCATCGAAGCCGGTTTCCATCGACTTGCGAACACGCGCTGAAACGCAGAAAAGCCCCTCCCCCAGCATCAGCTGAGAGAGGGGCGATGTTTAACCGAGTTTTCCGATGATCTGTTGTTCTTTGTCGTTGAGAGGCCATACGGTCACATCCTCCGCGGCCTTCAGTTCCGCGGCCTTCAGTTCCGCGGCCTTGGCTTCGCTCATCAGATAGCCGCCGCCGAAGATGGTCTTCTTCGCGGCCTTCTGCGAATCGAGTGCCCGTGTGAACGCCACATCCGAAGCCTTGACGCGAAAATCCAAGCCGGCATTGCCGACCTTATTAAGTCGCGTGACGGTCAACAATTCCGGCGGATACGCATACTTCGGCAGATGTTTCCTGCTTTTGCGCCTGCCTCGTTTCACCGCATCGTTGACCAGCTTCGTCAGATCCGGTGCGGTGCGGATCAGGTCATCGCCGAAACTCGTCACGAAGCCGGTGTTGACGATAGCGCCGTTGGCGTATTCGATCGCGCAATCAGTGACCAGCATATGCGCGCCGTTGCGCGACGTGCTGCTGAAAATCGTTAGGTTCGGAGCGAACAAGAAGAACGGAATGCCACGGTCACGGTAGAACGCGCATATCTTCGACAGAATCGAGAAAGGTGGATTGTCCACCACCACCTTGCCACCAGAATAGTCGAAACTCTCGTAGTCGCCGCCCGGATAGAACGGGCGCACCACCTTGCTGGGGTCGATGCCAAACTCACGGCATGCCCAGTCCTTTATCGTCTCATACACTGCGGGGGGGGTGTAGCAGTCGTCCGTGGTCTTCTTCGGTTTGAATTTCTCCACGAACGCGCCGTAATCGTCAATCGTCTGTTGTCTGATGCCCATTTGAAAAGTCCTAAAAATAAAGCCCCTCCTCCATGATGGAGAAGGGGCAAATGTTAGAAAACGGGTGTAAAAAATTCCACGGACACTACAGTGCCGCAAATTTTTCCACACCCGAGTTTGATTTTCCGGCGCGAGTTTGAGTCTCATGCCAGAAAATTAATCACTGTCAGCCGTTGCGCAGCGGATTGTAGGCGACGCCAAGACCGCTGGCGATGAAGCCGGCCACGGTCGAAATGTAGCCGCCGACAGCCGCATCACCGAACGTCATGAAGCCAAGGCCAACGCACGAAGCGATCAGGCCCAACACGTAGACGACGGTACGCACCTGCTTCGAAAATACGGGAGTGTACGCGCTATCGGGCTGCACGTTGTCGGTGCCATCCTCGCGCTCGTCGGTGAGATTGGCGATGGTTGTCTCCAAAGTGTTCTTTTCTGCATGTTCAGCCATTTAATTCCACCTTTCCTTTCATGCCTTGACGAGATACCAGGCGCTCTTATCCGCCGGAGCCAGCGCGACGTAGCGCACCGCTCCGCTGTAAGCCACGTAACGGCCCCAGATGTAGCCGTCCGCGACCGTGCCCCAATGATCCAGATTGACGGTCTGGCCGTGGGAATAGGTGGCGACCACATTGCCGGAAACGCTCGGACGGTCGCGCACGTTGAGCCCGTCCACGGCTACACGATACGTGCCCTGCAAAACGTTTGCGGACGATTCCGTGGCGGACTGCGTCGGATGGACGGCGGGCGTCGGCGCCGTAGCGCCGGTCATCCTGTCATACCATGCCTGGGCGCGAGCCATGTAGTCCGCGTTCTGGCTTCCGGCGATGGATGCGGGGCAGGCGGTCGAGGAGAAATGGCTGTGCGGGAACACGTTGACGCCCCATTGCGGGCGTCCGAGGCCGTAATGCTTGCAGAGCGCGGCCACGAGGTGCGCTCCGTTGTCCAAGGTCGCCTCGCTCAACATCCACGGGTCGGCCGAGATGTCGGCATGCTCCACGCCGATGGACGTGAGATTCGCATTCCAGTCACCCGAATGCCAAGCGGTGTCCGTATCCCAGACGAGCTGCGTGATCCTGCCGTCCGCATCCGCCTGATAGTGCGCGGAAGCCTCACGGGTCTGCCACGTGTCATAGCAGTCCTTGCCGGTCAGGTTGCCGCCATTATGATGCACGACGATCTTGTCGACCTTGCATCCCTGACGGCCCTTGGTCATGTGCGTGGAGAGGATGAGATTCTCGTCCGCTTCCAGATTCTCCCATGATTTCATTGTGTTTCTCCTTTTTGATGGTTTTACGCTACTGCGAGCGTCCATATCATGACGGCCATCTCCAGCAGTCGCAGGAGCGGCAGCATGAGCAGGACGACGCAGACGAGAGTGAACGCGGCCAGAAGCAGCGTCGTAACACAGGTGAGCCATACCGGCACGTCATGGCCACGCCACAGCAGCCACGCCACTACGAGCAGCAGCGCGACGAACACGGCGGCAGCGGACGTCAAAGCGAGCATGCTGGCCGTCATTGCCGGTCCTCCAAATATTTTTCGGCCGCGGCAACGATCCAGCATTGCGCGTCGAGTTTTTCGAGTTTGGCGAGCTCGTATCGGACGGCCTCGCTGTGGTCGGTGTCCTTGTCGCCGTAGATCAGGCCGATCAGAGTGTTCTTGACCGTGTCCCGGCAGAGCTCGTCCATACGTTCGTCGAATTTCTCGGTACGCTCACCCAGCAGCCGCGTCTTGGCGAAATGCTGCGAGAGCGGCGAATCGTATGGCAGGCGTTCCGGCCGTACGTGCGCGTACAGGCCGGTCGCCAACGCGTCCAAAGCGCCCGGCCATATCCTGAGCAACAGTGTGATGAGGGCGCACGCGCCACCCACACCGCCGAAACCGGCTAGAAAAGATTGGATCACATCGATTCCTCCCTTGATTCAATGGTTTTTAAACCCGTCGAAATCGACGGGATTTGGAATTCACGCGAGCGGCATGCTGTCGCCGTCGAAATAAGCAAGCCCGCATTCACCCATCAGCAGGCTGTATTCCTCTTGCGAGGTGACGATCATCCTGTTGATTTTCCATACGGCGTCGCCGGTGGTGACGACAACCACGACTGGGAACGAGTTGTCCGTCGGATAGGCAGTCAGCCTGCCCGACTTGTTAAGCGTGTGAGCGGAGTCCCATCCGAATCTGATCGTGCCTGTGCCAGACACAAGTTGGCAGTATGCGCTGACGACATGCTTGGTTGGCGCGCCACTGGCGACGTTCCAGCCTCTGAAATCCACGCGGCTGCTGGTCGTGCAAACCGTCAATGGGCTGGACGCATAGTTCGTGATGATTCTCATGCCATCACCCCCAAAGGGGTTAGGCGAGCGGCATCGTGTCCCCGGTGAAATATCCGATGCCGTCGAGCAGGGTCTTGTTCGCCTGATACTCGTCCCACGTGCAGATGAGCATATTGGTCACGGTGACGGTCGGACTGCCTGACTTGACGGAATAATTCATTGACATCATACCGGCAACGGTGGCGGTCAACGCGTAGCTGACACGTCGGCTCGCACTGACGTCGCCATACCCTCTCATCGAGATAGTGCCACCGGTGACGTTCACATAGGCGCTGACCAAATATTTCGTCCCTGGCTTGTTCCGAATGGTCGTGATATCCACCCACTTGTCGGTTTTCAGGGCGATGGTCGAGGATGGGCTCGTGCATAGGTTCGTGACCATCATCGGGCATCACCCGCCCGACGGACGCTCCTATGCGCGCGGCATCGTATCCCCGGTGAAGAAGCCCGGAAGCCCCCCCCCCAACGCCAGTGTCGTAAGTGGACTTGGATTCGAGGAGGATGTCTCTGATCAGCATGAATTTGCCGACCGTGGACGGTGGCACGACACGTATAAGCAATTGCGTCGTGTTGGCTGGAATCGTGATGTCCGCGCTAATCAACTTCGTCTGATTGTCTGCGATACCGGTCTCGTACAGGAGGGTGAATCCGGCACCGACGCCCGCATAGACGCGGAAAAGTGCGCCGGAGCCTTGCGCATAGCAGATTGCGTGAATGTGATACACGCCGGCCCGTGGAAGATCGACTCCCGTAAGCTGGTATTGCGCGTATATGTCACCACTGCCACTGGTCGTGGCGCGCAGCCACCGGAAGCCGCTGACGGTCGGAAAATCTACAGTGCATCGCATTGGCACGCATTTGAAAATGGTGTTAGCCACGTTCGGGTCGGGAAAGAGGTTAGTCCTCAGTGTCATCATCCACCCCCTTGGTTGCGTCGAGCACATCCTGCGGGATCAGTTTCATGGCCGCCGTGAGTTGGCTGTTAAGGATTGCGATTTGCTTGTTGAGTGCGCCGATCTGTTGTGCGAGCTGGTCGATGACCTGATTCGCGTCGGCTGGAATCTGAGTCAAAATAAGTCTCCTTTTAATGCGAAATCCCCACAATCCGATTGGATTGCAGGGGTTGAAAAATGTGGAATGCGGGATTAGTCGGCGGCGGTCATCGTGTCGATGCGAGTCACCGTCTTCAATTCGCCAACAGTGAGCGTCCGGCTAAGATTCGTCTTCACGTCCGTGATTGTCACGTTCGCGCCGGTCTGGTCGAACGTAGCGAGCACGCCACGCTGATAATCACGCCACGATTCCACGCCCGCCGCATCAGTGCTGGAATATTCGAGTCCGAGGCGGCACAATTCCGCCTTCAGGCTCTCCTGCGGCGGGCGAAGGTCAAGGACTCCCGAAGCCGACACGTCGGCATCATCCTTCTTGCCGGTATCCGGTGCCATGCCATGCACGTCACCCGTGATCGCATTCTCATTGCTTTCATCAGCCATAATCAATCTCCTTAATTCTGTTGGTTTTGCCTTGGCATGAGGGATTCATAGAATCGCTCCTCGCATTCGTCCAGCATCGCCTGACTGGATTCGTCCGAGAGGAAGGCATCCAATCCGTCTACATCCCGTGTGCAGGCCACGTCGATGCCGCTCGACGCTTCCACATCGGAACCGTCAGCAGTCAACGCGGCGCGCATTCGCGCGTCAGTCTCATTAGACATGACCGGCAATCGCATTCCCTCACGGGTCTTGTTGCGTGCGGCTGTCAGCGGATCGTCAAACACTGTCCCATCGTCGGCGAGCATGCTCACCCCGGTGGCGGAATCCGTCAAAGCCGCCTCCAACGCCTCGAACGCTCCGGTCCACACGCCCCTGCCGGTCTTCGGATCATACCGGCTCGTATCCTCCCTGCCCTGCATGATCGCCGCTACCGCCTCACGGGTCGAAGCCAATCCGAGCAGCGCCTTCCACGATGCGAGCACATCGGGCTGGAAAACGAAACTGTCCGACCCGTTCACCGGCGGATCGCAGCGGATGATGCACAATCCGTTATCATCCATTTCGAAAGTCGCTGACAACATTTCCTCCAATCATTTGACCAGATAGGCGAGGTATTCGGCGTACACGTCGACCGGGCAAGGCTGGTCGGCGTTGTAAAGCTTCAGGGTGAAGCCGCTCTGGCCGCCCGTGTTGCACGGGTGCGCGATGATTCCGGCCCATTCGGAATCCGCGTTCGCGACCACGTAATAGCGTCCGTATTTCGTCGGACTGAACGTGCAATTGACCTGCGTGCTAGCGCCGGTCGATATGCTCTGGCCGGGATTCGGCCACCACGCCTTCCAGGCGACCGCGCCTCGGAACGTGAAACGGTTCGTGACACCGCCAAGAAAGCCGCCAAGATACAAGTATCCGGTCGCGATGTTCGCTCCGACTCCGACAGTGCCGTTAGCGTCTTGCGCCCGGAGCCAGGCATTCGAACCGTTCGCGTTATCTCCGGCCAAGACGAGCGATGCGCTGGTTTTTTTGCTCGCGTCAGGCTCGTCGTAATCAGTGTTCGCCACGGCGAACACTTCGGATGTGACACCGCCGCTGCCGGTGCCGCCACGCTCGCGTGGCTTGGAGTTCAGACGCATGAAAGCCGCCGGATCGTGCTTTTCGACGTGTCCGCTCCAAAGATTCATGGCGCTCATCGTGCCGACCTCGTCCGACTGGACGACCGAAGCGACGGCCGGAAAACTGTGGTATGCGCTGTTAGACGAGTCATAGGCGGGGAATTCCAATCCGTCACCGACGAACGTTTCCGTCCCTCCGATGGTAGTGGACTTGTAATCCGGGGAAATGCGCACCCTATGCCCGCTCGTGCGGGTCTGGAACGTGCCGGTCAGCAGGTTGCTCCTGCCCTCGCCGTCAAGATACACGGTCTGGTTATGAGCCGAATCCCACATCCGCAATGCGGTCGAATTGAGCTTCATGCCGGTGTTCGCCGCATCGGAGCTCTGGAATATCGCGCCGGTGAACACATAGCCCCGGAATTGGCCTGCGGCCACCTTGTCGGACGTGATGGTGCCCGCCGCGATCTTGACGGCCGTGACCGCATTCGCGGCCAGCTTGTCGGTCGTGATCGCGCCAGCCACTATCTTCGATGCGTTGACCGCATTCGCGGCCAATTTGTCGGCGTTCACCGAGTTCGCGGCGAGCTTGTCGGTCGTGACAGCGCCGGCCACGATGTCAACCGCCTGAATCTTGTGCGCGTTGAGCAGAGCCACGGTCATATCCTCCGTGACCTTGAGCTTGCTCGTGGTCACCGAATTGGCCGCGAGCTTGTCGGCGGTGATGGCCAATGCGACGATATTCCGCGCCTGTACCGAATCAGCCGCCAATTTGCCAGCGGTCACCGCATCAGCAACCAGCTTCTCAGTGGTCACGCTGTTTGCGGCGAGCTTGTCCACCGTGATGGCATTGGCCTTGACCTTCTCGGCGGTCACGGAATTCACGGCGAGATGCTTCGCAGCCACCGTGCCGGCAGCCAGAATGTTGTTGGCCACGAGGTCAAATGGCGTGAAGCGGGTGCCGTCCCACGTCAGCACCTCGATTACGCGGTCGGAGAGCGGCACCAAGACGCTCGGACTGTTGTTCGGCGTTCCCTGCCAGTAGGTATAAAAGTCGGCCAGCATCGACGGGGAATTGTTCTTCTCACCCTTCCAGCGCGTCCAATATTTCTGCGTGCGCCACCACATGTCACCCGGCTTCAAACCGTCATGAGACGGCTCGTCGGGGCCACGGTAGATGAGATTCTTGCCGTCCGCAGTGGTCTGTGCCTTCTGCGCCGCCGCCTGAGCCTGATTAGCCTGAGAAGCCGCATTGGCCGCAGCCGTCTGCGCCTTGTCAGCGGTGGATTGAGCGGTCTTGGCCGCATCATTCGCCTTGACAGCCGCATTCGCGGCGTCAGTAGCGGCCTTGTCGGTCACAGCCACCCAAGCACTGCCATTCCAACGCTTCGGCGTGTTCGCGCCTCCAGTCGTGTCAATCCACAAGGTCGAAGCCTTGCGCATCGACGTGGCCGGTGCCGTGCTCTGGATGAGCACGTCGGCCTTGCCGTTAGCCACGCCAGCCGCCGCCGCAGCCGCCGTATTCGCCTTCTGCGCAGCGTTGGCCGCGTCCGTGGCGGACTGGGCCGCACTGTCTGCGGTGGCCTTCGCCTGCGTGGCCACGCTCGAAGCGTTCGAAGCGGTGGCCTTCGCATCCGAAGCGTCCGCCTTGGCCGAAGCCGCGTCAGACTTGGCAGCATTGGCCGAAGCATTGGCGGTGTTAGCCAGCGTCTCAGCATTGCCAGCGGTCTTCTTGGCGCTCTCGGCGGCGGTCTGGGCGGCATTGGCGGCATCCTTGGCCTGACCTGCGGTCGCGGTCGCACTTTTCGCGGCAGCGTTGGCCGCATTGGCGGTGTCCTGCGCGGTCTTCGCCGCACCATTGGCCGTGTCAGCTGTGCCTTGAGCGTTCTTGGCTGCGGCAGCGGCATTCTCAGCAGTCTTCTTGGCGTCGGTGGTCTTCGCGGCATTGTCCGCGATATCCGACTTCGCCTGCTCGATCTGCTTCGCATTGTTCTCCACGTCGGCATAGCCCATGTGGTTCCACGCGGAGCCATCCCACACCAAGGTGTCGATAACGCGGTCTGTGAGCGGCACCAAGACGCTTGGAGAAGCGTTTGGCGCGCCCTGCCAGTACGTGTAAAAGTCCGCGAGCATGGACGGCGAATTATTCTTCTCGCCCTTCCAGCGCGTCCAATACTTCTGCGTCTTGAGCCACAGGTCGCCGACGACCAGCCCTTTGGAGGCGTCCGGCATGTCAGGCCCACGGAACGTGTGGTTCTTGCTATGGGCTTCGGCATACGCCTGCGCCGCCGACTCCTTCGCCTTCGCAATCTCGCCGTTCGCCGTGGTCAGATCGCTTTTGGTCTGCGCGATGTCCTTCCGGGCCTGCGACAGATCGGCCTTGGCCTGCGTGAGCGACTTTGACGCCGTGTCAAGGCCGGTCTTGTTGGCTTGGATATCCTTCCGCGCCTGATCGAGCTTGGCAGTATTATCCTTCAAAGCCGTCTTGTTGTCAGCCAAATCCTTCCGAATTTGCTTGACCTCTTCCGGCGAGACAGCCGAAGCGACCGTCACCGAGGCGACTGCCGACCAGTCGGAGCGATTGCCCGCATGATCGACCGAACGGAGGGCATAGGAGTGCTGTGAGCTAGCCGTCAGGCCGGTGATGACGTAATCGCCCTGACCCGACTGGGTAGCGCTGATGACTGTCATGCCGGCCGCATTGACGCCCTCGCCCACCTCGATATGGTCGAAGTCAGGCTCCATCTGAGCGCCAGTGGAGGTCTTGCCATCCCAGTGGATAGTCACCACGCCCAGATCAGAGGACAATACCGGCTTGGACGGGACGGAGCATGGCGTCGTATCCGACTCCACAGTTGCCACCACAATGGACGACCATTCGCCGAGCTTGTCAGAATACGTCGGCACAGCCCTGACCCTGACCTCGATTTGCGTGCCACAATCCAAGCCTCCGAAGCCAAGCTGAGTCTTATCGGTGGTGCCGGCGGAATGCCAGGGCGCGCCATCCACGTGCTTGCGCCACTCGACGGCGTAATTGCTGATTTCGATGGCGGTGTTATTCGTCGCTTCGGTCACTGCAGACCACGAAGCCGTGGCCAGACCATGCGCGAAACCGTCGCTGCCGATATAGGCATCAGTCTGCACCACAAGGCCGAGTGGTGCCTTCGGCACGCGATGGTCACGGTCGGACGAGGCGGTCGTGCCGCCCTCGCTACCGGCCAACGCGGCGCCGCCGGTGATGCCCTTGATTTTCTTCGCCTGTCTGACGGATGCATCGTATTTGATGTCGTTCAATGCGATGCTGGCGGATAGTCCCTCGCCCTGGCGCATGCTCAGGTCGATTTCCTGCACGCGCACCTTCTCGCCGTGGCTGACGGTGGGTGCGGTGATCCAGTCGCCGGCGTGATAGTCGATGAGCGGCAGACTGGCCACATCGCTGATGACCAGATCGCGCGTGTACTGGCCACGCACTCTCGCAGCATCATCCAAAGTGCTCTGCATAAAGGCTTGAGCCGTGTCCTTGTCGGACACGCCACCCTGCGAACTGTAGGACTCCCACTTGCCCCAAGGCGTGGGGGCGGCCGGATTATCCATGCGGAAGAGCAGATTATTGTCACCCTCGACAAGGATGGTGGACGCGAGATCGGCGATGCTTTCCTCGTAGGGTGCCTCGCTGATGTCGCGGGCAAGCTGGAGCATGACCTGCTTGCTCAGGTCACGGCTCAAGGCGGCGCTATCCGCATTCCACATCTTGAGCGTACGGCCGCCCGTGCGCCAGTCGCAGCCGCCACCATTGACCAGCGAGCTCAATATGGTCTGCAGGTCGGTTCCGAGGCTGTAGTAAAGCGTGTATTTCTTCGCCCATGCCGCGCCGCCCGCGTCCTTCGCCGTATCGAAGCCAAGCGTCAGGCCGGTGGCCACGCCACCACGAGCCTTGTTTTCGTCCAATAGGGTCTTGAGGATCACGCCCGGATTCGACGAATAGAAGGGCCTCTTGCCCTTGTTATCGCCGTCCGCGAGCAGATGGCTGGAATCGTTGTTCTCGGCCTTGCTCAGCAGCCAGCTGATCGACTGGCCACTGTAGGTGACGGTGCGAGTCCGGTCATCGGTCTTGCCGGAGCGACCCGTGATGACGAAACGTGCGTTGTCCGGCTCACGATAGCCGGTGCCGTCCGACACCTCCACGGCCACTTCCAGTCCGTCCGTCAACTGCCGGTCGAACGCCGCCGCGTCACCTGACAACATCGAATATTCGATGCTGATGGCGCCATCATCATCGTGGAGCATCGAAGCGCTGAAGCTCACCGGCTCCGCCAATACGCCGATGCGCTCACCGAATGGGCGGTAAGCCACGAGTCGCGCATGAAGGGACTTGCTCATTAATCACTCCCAGGATTGCAAAAACCGGCATGTCACCTTGTCGGTGCCGCCGGTCTGTTTGATTGCGAGGCGATAATCGCCGGACGAAATGTCAGGCCACACTTGCAGTGGCTCCGTGGTCCAGTCGATGCCATTCGTCGCATCCGTGCCGCCTGACCATGCGTCGGCATTGGCCGCCGTCCACGCCTTGCGATTGGCTGCATCGACGAAAAGGTAAGGTCGTGAGGCGTCGCGTTTGCCGCCCCACATGAGATTCGTGCCACTCACCGGATCTGAAATGGTCACACCAGTGACCGCACCGAAACGCAATACCAGCGTGCCGATTGGCGCATTGGATAGCCAGCACTCCGGCACTGTGTCGAAAAGCTGCGAGGCGGAAGCGTTCGGCAATCCAGCCCACCGTGTCCAATAACCCTTGTTGCTGGGCTTATCGACACTACCGGCCATGAGACGCCCGCCAGTCGCGTCCAAGGTGCGCTCCTGCCACTGCTCCCCCTGCCAATAAACGTCAGGCAATTGGAAGACGGCGGTGGCCGCGCGGTGGTCATCCCACGGAATCTCGTCACCGTCCGGCTGACATGACGTGCACACCGCGCTGGCGGTCATGCGCCGAGTCCAACCGGACACCGTGTCACGCTCCACGCGCGTCAGCTTGGAAGCCAAACGGCACAAGCGGTAGAAGCGGTGCATCAGAGCATCCGCATCAGGCCCATTCGTGATGAATTTCAGCGTGATTTCCGGCGCGCCGAAAGCCAGTGGGCCAGCAGGAAGCATCACACCACTCCGACCATTCACCGTGACGGAATTAATGCGCGGGCTGATGCTCGTGAAATGGGTGGTGCCGACAATCAGACTCGAATGCTCACCAGTCAGATTCTGACCTTCGATGAGATAATCCGTGAGAATCATCGACTACCACCCTTTCCACTTGTCACCATTGCGGCATTGCCGCCGTCTGCAATTTCTGCTGCGTCGAAATCGACGTGGGCGCGATCGCCGGATAATTGAACGTCTGCGTGACATACGTGGCACCGCCACCGCCATTGCTGACATTCGCCCTGCCGGTCTTCGACGCATCCACGTCAAAGCCACCGTTGATCTGCGCGTTCATGCCATTCACGGTGCGCTGCACGTCCTTCCAGCCCTGCCGCAATGACTTGTCAAAGCCCTGCATGATGGCACGGCCAGCAGGCTTAAGCATCACCTTGTCGTAACTGAGCGGGCCCTTATGTCTGACGATCCAATCGCCGATGCCACTCACAAAGCTCTTCACCCTGCCGAAAGCCGCCTTCAAACCATTAAGCAGACCATTGATAATGCTCGCGCCAGCATTCCACAGCCACGCGCCAGCACCGGCAAACACGCCCATGATGGCACTGCCGATGCCACCAAGGAAGCCAAGCACACCCTGCACGACACCATGCACGATCTGGCTGAAACCATTCCACGCCTGCGACCAATTGCCGTTGATAATGCCAGTCACCATGTTGATGACGCCCTGGATCACATTGACAATGCCACTGACAACCGAAGCGATTCCGTTGATGACGCCCTGGATGAACGGCAGCATGGCCTGCACGGTCGGCAGCAATGTCGAGCTGATAAAGCCGACGATCGCGGAAATGATGGTGGACACCAATGGTGCGAGAGCTTGAATCACCGGCACCAGAGCCTGAATCACGCTGGTAATCGCCTGCACCACCGTCGCAACCAAAGGCTCAAGGCCCTGAATCACCGGCGTGATGGCAGCCACCACGTCAGTGATGAGACTGCTGATCTGCGAGATGACCGGCATGAGCGCCTGAATCACAGCCGTGATGGCCGCGACCACCGCCGTGACAACCGGCTGGACTCCTTGGATGGCCGGAGTTATCGCCTGAATGACGGTGGTCACCACGGTCAGAATGCCTTGAATGGCCGGCACCAAAGCACCCACAAGCGTGGAGATTATCGGCGTCAGCAGCGGGATTATCTGGCCGACGAGATTGGTGATTACCGGCATGACAGCTGCCGCCAATTGACTCAAAGCCGTCATGAGCGTCTGAATCGACGGCTGAAGCATTTGGAATGCCTGCTGCAAGCTGACGAAAACGTTCTGCAGCATCGTGCCGAATTCGCTGCGCAATTGCGGGCTCGTGGCGATAAGGCCGGCCAGAGCGCCAATCACCAAAGTGACAGGACCGCCAAGACCGGACAGGACGCCGCCAAACTTAGACAGCAATCCGCCAATCACCGGCACGCCACTCAAGCCGCTCAAAGCGCCACCAAGACCAGCCGCGCCAAGCAGACCAGTCACGGCTGCGATAGGGCCGGACAATCCAGACAATTGGCCCGTGAAGCCGCTGAAATTGATTTTGCTGATCTTGTCAGCGACAGCGCCGAACACTTTTTCAAGCGGCGGGCCGATCTTCTGCGCCAGCTGGGCAATCTTGTCAAACAGCGCGGTGATGAGCGGTTCGACGGCCTGCACCATCTTGATGACCGCGCCACCGACACCACCGAAAGCAGCGATGAGATCATTGCCGATCGAAGTCTTCAATCCAGCGATTTCATGCTGGAGAATGGTCATCTTGCCCTGCGGGGTCTGCGCCAAGGCCTTGTTGATACCACCGAAGTTGGCTTCCAGGACCTGCGCGGCCATGGCGGCCTTCTCGGACGCACTGCCCTCCTGCAGGACTTTCTTCTGCGCGTCCGTCATGGTCACGCCATATTTCGACAGTGCCGTGGCGCTGCCGGTCATGACCTTGCCGAGCAGATTCGCTATCTGCACGCCATCCTGCGCCGTCGCGTTATAACCCTTGTTGTTGGCGATCATGTCCGCCAAAGCGGGCGTCAACGTCTTGACCTGATCGGCCGTCAGCGCGAAAGTGCCGAGCTGTGCCTGAGCGGCCTTCAACGTACCGCCGGATATGACGCCGGTCTGGCCAAGCGTCTTGTTCAGGCTGAGCAGTGACTTCTGCTCTTCGTCCGTCCAATTGTTGTTTTTGGCGACCTGCTGGAATTTCGCGGTCACCTCACCGGCCTTGAGGGCCGCATCCACGGCCTGCTTGCCGAAATTCACCAGATATCCGCCAGCGGCGGCAGCGGCGCCGGACACGACGGTGGCCATGCCCTTAGCCGCCTTGCCGATGCCGGACACCGCCTTCGAAGCGAACCCGGAAGCCTTGCTCAAACCCGAATGCAACGCATTACCGGCCTTCGCGGCCGCATTACGCGCACCCTCCGGCAAAGCATTCCAAGCAGCTGAAAACTTGCTTTTGATGTTGGACGTGACCTCGCCGGCCGTCGAACTGATCTTCTGCACCGCCGCGTTCACGCTCGGAATCTTGCCGACAATCTGCTGGGCGGTTGACGTGAAGCCGGAAGCCATACGGCTGAACGCGTTCTTCGACTTGTCCGCCTCGGCGGCCAACTGCGTCTCAAGCTCCTTGAGCCGTCCTTGCGCCGTCTTGAGGTTGTCGGACGCCGCCTTGAGATTGTCGGCGGCCGCTTTTTGCTTGATTTGCGCCTGCTCCAGTTTGATGGCCGCAGCCTGAGCCTGAGTCGAATCAGCCCCATATTTCTGTGTGGCGGCGTTCAGTTTCTCCTGTGCGGCCTGCACCTGCACGCCAGCCGCCTTGAATTTCAGCAAAGCGTCAGTATTCTTCTGCGAGGCTTGAGCCACGTCCTTTTTGAAGGACTTCAAAGCTTCGGAATTCAATTCGGCGGCGCCACTATTGAAACCGGACTTGAAAGCGCTGCCGACCTTCTTGCCCTGCTGCGCTCCATTGAAGCCCTTGCCAAAGGCCGTCTTCATGTCGCCGACGGCCTTACCGGTCTCCTTGGCCACATTCTGGCGGAAGCCCTTCATCTGCGGGAAAATGCTCACATGCGCGGACCCAAGCTCGCTACCGCCAGCCATGACAGCCTCCTCTATTCACTTTTTTTGAAGCCGAAGATGCTGCTCATCGACGTCAAAGCCGCACGACGCTCCTCATCGGTCACCTCGACATGCTTCTTCCCAGCCTTTCCTGGCGCGAGGTCGCCAAGAATCGACGTGCCACCGGCCTGAATCGCGGTAATGATCGCCGTCGCATCCATCGGCAGCACCATATGCACGGCAGACATGCCGCAATACGTCGATGGATCCGCCGAAAGGCTCTCCCACAAGGCGATCGCGTCGCGGTAACGGAGTCTGCCGCCCAAGTCGGCCTGCAGACTCCATCCACGCGCCGCGAAATCAGCCCTTATTCGGTCGCCGTCTTCTCCTTGGAGGAGCTGGCAGAAGCCGACGATTTTCCCAAATCAGCGCCCTGTACCTTGGCAATGATTTCGCCATAAGCGTTGAGGATGTTCATCGGCACCATGACCGGCTCCTTCGCCAGCTCCTTGGCCGCCTCCTCACCAGCGAAAGCAGCCAGCAAGTCCTTCAACGTCTGAATCTGCTCGACATCCGACTTAATGTCGGACAGCTTCACGAAATCATCAATCGACAGCGCCAAAGGCAGCTTGTAAATGTGGCCATGCGGTGCCAAAAACCATACGGAGCCGTCCTTGATGAGATGCTTCACATCCATCTGCGCGGCGACAGCCTCAAGCGCCTTCTCCTCATCCTCTGCAGTCCAAGCGTCGAAATCGGCGGCGGAGGGCATCACATTCTTGGTCATTTCTTCCTTCTTTCAAACGACTGTAAAAATTCCTTTGCTCCACTGGATGAAGAGGAAGAATCCCAGCACATGCGAAGAAAGGAAGAAAGAAACACATGCTGGGAAGAATCAATGTCAGTCGGTGACCGGCTGAGACTCGGAATCATCAGCCTGATGACCGACGCCATGAGGACCGGACGAAACAGTCGGAGTCACGAAGGACTCCAAGTACTTCGAATTGCCGGAATCGCAGGCGTCATCCTGAATCCATTCGATGGTCCAAGCGTCACCGGTGTTCTTGCCAGAAGTCTCCTGCCCCTGCTCGTTGCCGGTCAGATTCACGACACCCAGACGGCGGCGGTGCGTGCCGTTCTTATAAACGGTCTCCTTGTAGCAGAACCACTTGCCATCCTGGATCACATCGGTCACGTGATAGACGCCATTGGCGTCCGGCGTTCCGATGGTCATCTGGCGCGTGATGCTGTTATCCTCGGCCACGGTGAACTGTTCGGTCAGCGAAGCCTTGCCATTAATGCTGTAGCCGGGCTGGTGGAATTTGATCGCATCATCGGCGTCACGACTATCCTGCGGGGCACCATCCTCGGTGATAAGGCCGACGAAGCCGCCCTTGCTGAAGATCTTGTCCAAACCGGTCTTCACGTCGGCCACGGTCGGCGCGATGAGATCGGCGGTCAGCTTCTGCGTCGCATCATAAGGGGCGAAGCGGAAGGCGCTTGTCACCACGATCTTCGCGGCGCTCAGGTCATTGCCTGCTGCATCAGCTGCCATATTTTGTCCTTTCAAACAAAAAAGGCGCTGAAACAAACGTTTCAACGCCTAAAATTAAGAATTATTGAATTATTGGAATTCCCCGATGGCGGAGAATTCGAGAGTCAGATAGCATCTGGCGATATTCGCGTCCTCGGCCACGAAATACGGGCCATTGCACCCGTCCTCCTCGATTGCCGCGATCGGAGAAACGTCAAGCTGGCAAATATCAGGGTCGGTGAGCAAACCGTAGATTCTGGATGCCAAGTCACGGCATGGTTTCGGAGCGGCACGAGCCCCGTAACGCACGGTAACGCCGATGCTCCGGTCGAAGAGCACGCGATTCGATTGCGAGCCGCCATCATCACGCACCACGACGAGCGGCCGTGAGCCGTCGTAATCGTCCGGCTCACGATTCGAAACGATGATCGTAGGGAAAGACGATTCCAACCGTGCGCGCAGAAACGCGCACAGCCAAAGCTCAAGATCCGGTGGCAGGACTGCCGTCATGACTTGCCTGCCTTCAACGCTTTGCGGAGATTGCCCGTCTTCGACTCCACGAGCAGTGTCTTCGGATCGGTGCCGACCACCATGCATGTGGTTCGATGCGCGTGCTTGACCTCCTCGATTTGGAGGCCATCGCGATACGCACCAGTGTCCACCGGAGCGTGCGCTTTCGCATATTCGAGCGTCTTTTCGGCGGCACGACGGGTCATGGCCTTGACGCCAGCCGAATTCATCAACTCGTCAAAATATTTGTCGTTGAATTTGACCATCACACCCAAGGCCGTCACCCCCTGTATTCGGATAGTGGAATCTCAATCGTCGGCTGCCATGACACAAAAGCATTCACGTCACGACTCGGATAGCCGGACACCTCCCAACATCGCCCGTCATCCGGCAACGCCTGAATCCTGTCACCCGGCATGATGTCCAAGGACGGATCAGGAGACGTGATGTAAGCCGTGCTCGTGGTCTGCTCGCGCAGACCGTCTGGCGTGCGCGAGCTGCTGGAGCTGGCGAGAGCGCCGGTGAAATCCAAAGTTTCAGGATTAGACCAGTCCTCGCCGGTCTGTCCGCCGGAATACGGGTCATCGACTTTCCTCGCACGCAGTCGCCGCCATTTGGTGGCGCCCGGCATACGCCATCCGCCACCGGCATTCATGTCGTCAAGCAGGCTCATGGCAATCCTCCAAGCCGGTAGGGTTTGAGCTTGTCCTTCTCCGCCTGCATGAGCGACACCACGTCGAAACTCGCGCTGGAGCCGTTGGTGGACTGCGAGGTGACGAGTCCGACCGGGCTCATGCCCGCTCGCTTCGCGGCGCTGATGAGCACCTGCTGCACGTCCGGCGCGTCATCGTATCCAGCGTGAATCTCGTAGCGGATGGCCGCGACGCCGACCGGGAAGCCACCGGAAAGCGACTCCACAAGACCCGTCTCAGGGTCGTAGGCGTAGGCCAGCTTGTTGCCGTCGCGGTCGGTCAATGATTCGATGCTCGTCACATGACGTGCGGGCAGTCGAATCACCGTGCCGCCGCGAGTGTTCAGCACTCCCGTCAATGCCGCGTTCGGCATGACATGCCAACCGCATTCGCGGCGGATGGCCGCCTGCGCGGCCCTGAGCCGGAAGGCGGCGTCATCCTCGAAAGCCGAAGGGTCGGCAATCATGTCGGGAATCACATTCACATCACTCATGCCGACCTCCAATCTCAGCTCGTCTTCACAACGCCAGCAGCCACAAGACCAGCCACAAGCGCATTGACGCGCTTCGCCAAATCGTTGTAAGCGCCAACGAGCGCGTCGTACTCTGCCTTCGTCGGAGCGTCGGAAGCCGCAGCCGCGACGGAGGTGTTCGCAGTGCCGGAGATCGTGACATTCGCCAGCTTCACGCCACCAAGAGTGTTCTCGGCGGCAGCGGGAAGCACATACGGCGTGGAAGTGGAGCCACCGGTGACATTCACCGGCTTGTCCTTGTTATCCACGAAAAGCACATCCTCGATAAACACCGAGGCGTCAACGGCGGCCTTGGCCGCATCAACAAGTCGATACTGCTTCACAGCCAGTCACCTCACTTAGCGGCCTTGCCGAGGGAGACCTTGACGAAGGCCTTCGGATACTTGACCTGCAGGGCGAGGCGTTCCTTGACTCGGAACGTGATCTTGTCGTTCGTGAAGTCGTTCTCATGGCTGTTGGTGGATTCGACGGTCAGACCGCCCTTACGGTAGATGGTGCCGCCGGCCTTGAACGCGCCGACGAGCACCGTGCCCTTGGTCATTGCCTCGGTGACCACGGTGCGCAGTCCCCACAGCGGCGGGGTCTGCAGGATGCCGCCATTGCCGTACTGTCCGGCGAAGAAACCACCGCCGAAATACTGGCCGTTCGCATCCTTGGACAGGCGGATTGCCTGATAGTCCGCCGGGTTGATGACCACGGCGTCGGCGGAGAAGCCTGTCGCGGTGGCGATATCGGTGGTGGCCGCGAAGATGCGGTCGGGGTCGGAATCGTTGGCCTGCGCCTTGGTCTGGATTTCGCGGTTCAGGATGCCATTGAGATTCGGGTCGGTGCCATCGCCGGACAGGAGCTGAATCTCCTCCTGCAGCTTCAAATTGTACTGGGCGTGCTGGTTGATCTCGGACACGATGAACGGCAGGTCTTCGGCCATGTCGTCGGTGATCTTCCACCATGCGGCGACCTCATGGAGACTGTCGGACACCCAAGTCGGGTCCGGAAGGTGAATCTGCGGCTTCTGCCCGCCCTCGGCGACGGTGGCCGCGTTGCCTTCGAGGGAGCCGTAGACCGGGTATTTGATGGTGGTGCCGCTCATGGTGCCGGACGCGAACAGGTCGGCGATGACGAGCGGACGCTCATACGGCCAACGTCCGTTCTGGTCGGTCTGGGTGAGATACGGCGCGTAGGCTCCGGACGCTCCGCCTGTGGCCTGAGTGTCGGAAGCGGCCTTGAATTCCGGAGTGGAGAACAGGCCTCCCTTGGTGGCGAGCACGCTCAAGCCCTTCTCCTGCAGGGACTTGACGTAGAAGTCGCCGAGGGTCTTCGCCTCGACGCCCCTGTGTTCGGTCTTGGACGTGCCGGCGAGCTTGTCGAGTCCTTCGCTGGCCTCCTTGAACAGGTCGATGCGCTCCTGCAGCTTCTTCGCCTCGGCGTAATGCTGCTTCAGCTCCTCCTGCTCCTTTTCGGTGATGTTATCCATTCCCTTGGCGAGGATGGACTGTGCCGCCTTCTTCTCGGCGGCGAGATTATCCATGAGATTCATGGCACTCCTTTCGGTTAGGTTAATGTTCCAGCGAGAAGAAGTCGCTGATGGTCTTGTATTCCTCAGCCCACTGCGGGTCAAAGCTTTTCTGGTCTTTCCTCTTCGAATCGTCCGAATCATCGGTGGAAGCATCTGCGGGGTCGGAGTCATCCGTGTCATCGTCCGGCTTCTTATCAGCGGAATCGATGCCATCCAAGACCTCATGCAGACTGTCGAGCGCCGCGCGGAGCTTACTTTCGTTGGAAGCGCTGATCGCGCGTCCGCTCTTCACCTCAAGCACCTCGGCACCCTGATTCGCGGCCACCTGCACAAGCGAAATCTCGAACAGCTTCACCTGGCGAATCTCACGGTATCCGTCCCACGCGCTCTTGCCGTCCTGCACGAAAGCTGTCTCCTCGGCGATGAAGCCGATGCTCATCTGATGGATGAGCCCGCGTTTCAGCAGGTCGTATGCGCGCTTTCCTTCCGGCAGGTCAAGGTCAAGACGGGCCGCGACGAGCAGGCCATGCTCGTCCTCCACCGCGCTCAACGTCTCGCCGATGATGTCGGTCGGCTTATCGTCCTTGTGCTGCCAGTGGATCGGGATGCCCGCGCCGGAACCCTGGAAGTCATTCTGCAAAGTGTCGGCGAAAGCGCCCTTGACGATCACGTCATCGTACAGATCCTTATCCCAAGTGCTGGCGTATCCGCTGAACACGCCCTCGCCTTGACTGTCATCGAGGGACTTCAGCTCGAAGCCCTTGAAATCAAGCCTCATGATGTTTCCTCCTTGGTGAGCGCGTCCCACTCGGCGTGGAATTGCGCGTCATACCGGTAAAGCCGTTTGAATTCGGCGAGCATGGCCTTAGCGTCCTCGCCGTTGACTGGATTGTTCTCCTGCGCGTTCTGCGTTCTCCCGCCGTCCTGCGGGCTTGGCTGCCCGCCCTCGCTAACGTTCAACGGCGTGATGAGCTGGTCGCCGCCAGGAACGCGAGGCCAGTCGAGAATCTGACGAGCCTGATTCGTGGTCATGAAAGGCCGTCCGGTAGCCGTGCTGAGCGCCTGATACTGTTCGGCCGTGGTGCCACGGAGCTTCGCGTCCACGTTCGCCTTGATGTAGCAGTCCGGCTCGCCAACAGCCTCCGGAAGGCTGAGATTCAAGGCTTCCTCAAGCGCCACGATGTAGGGCATGAGCTCCACGTTCCAGAGCTTCTCCTTGTAGGCGCTGATATTGGAATTCGTGCCGGTTCGGAAGCCGATGTTCTCCGGCGAAATCTGGAAGGCGTTGCATACCGCGATGTTGATCCGGTCACGCGCCTCCAAATCGTTGACGTCAACCGGCTTGAACACATTGTCCAACGGGCGCATCTCCATGCCGTCCTTGAGGACTGGCCAGCCACCCTCGCGTCCACCGTGCTGCACGAAGTTGCGCAGGCCGTTGGTGAAATCGTCGTAATCCTCCTGCGACAGCCACGGCATCTCCTTCGGACGGTAGACATAGCCTCCGGCCTGCATGCCGTTCTTGGCGATATTGCGCCGGTAGGAAGCCATCGCCTTCGCCTCGGCCAATAATGGCCGGAGCACGTTGGTCACGCTGTCACCGAACTGGAGGCCGGAAATGAAGCCGACGTCCAAATGCACGCGAGAATCGGGCAGATCAAAACGCATGGCCTGCCGGCTGTCCATCGTCAGCAGGTTCACGCCGGTAATCTCTCCGAAGGCGTTACCCGACAGTTGATAGCAGTCGGACGGTATGCGACGGAGCGTGAAACGGCCACCGTTCACGCCCAAGAGCATGAGCCACCGGTCATCGAGCAGCATGTCACGAAGAAGCGTGCTGATGAAACGGTATCTTGTCATGCCCGGAAGAGGACTGGGCCGCTTCATCAGGTCGGCCAACACTCCACTGGTGACTTCCTCCGCGTCCCCGTCCGAATTCTTCCGATAAACTTTGAACGGCAGTGAGGCGATGTTGCGGGTGATGAAGTCCACCACGACACGAACCGCATACTCCCTGCAGTAGGCGCCGGAGGCATAGCCGTAGAAGTCAGCGTCTGACGGCCAGCTATCGCCATTGGCGAGCGGAATACTCGTCGCTGGCGTCGGATGTGCGTCTGCCTCGGCCATCTTCATGCCGATAGCTGCGGCGTTATTGCGGAGGAGCCGGTCAAGGAATCCCATCAATACTCCCCTCTTTGTGAAGAATCTAGAATCTGACCCTCACGCCTTGCGAGGGCTCGTATTTCGGTTTAAGCACTTCAGCCTGCATGGTCTCCAAGGCGTACAATGCCTGCGATTCGGCGACCAAGCCGGAAATCTGCAATGCTGATTTCGTCCTGTCCCACACCTCGACCTCGCCAAGACGCCGGGACACGGCCACACTCACCTGCTGTTCGACCGCAGGCTGCGGAAGATGCCGCAACTTCCCCTCACGCACACGATCATGAAAACGACCACAGCACGCGCCCAACCGGAAACCTTCGATGAGATGGACGTTCCACCCCTTTTCAGTAAGCGGGTCAATGAAATCGACTGCCGGACAGCCCTTACCCTGCACGGCGACCTCCGTGATATGCGGCCACCGCTCCTGCAAAAGGTCGAGATAATGCGGCACCCACAGCATGCCGTCACGGCGCGCGATCAGCTCAACATGAGGCAACCCGTCCGCACGCATTCCGGCAGCGGCCACATACGTGGTCTTCCTGTCCGCGCTTGTGTCCACGGACAGCACCACTCGATTCTCATTCGGTATCGTGGAACGCGAGTCAATGCCGCTGGCCCACATTTTCGGACTGATGAAAGGAATGATGTCAGCAGTGACCCACTGGCACAGGACCTCGGTACGGAACGCGGCCTCGGTCATGCCATCAATATCCGAACGGACGCTCATGACGGTCATCGGCCCATAGCCGAGCGACGGATTCGCCTGGCGGATAGCGTCGGCATCATCCACCGGACACTTGTCCGGAGCGCTCCACTCGAAATAGCCGAACGATCCGTCCTGCTCGCCGGACAGGAACACGTCGGCCGGATTACCACCGTCGGCGCTCAGGCGCGTCCACTCGTCAACAAGCTTCCTGCCCTTGTCCACCTGCTTGCGCAACGCGACGGAACGATAGTCGCCAGCGTTCGAAATGCCCCACAACTGGCTCGACCAGACGGCCTTCGTGGTCTGCGACACCGCATTCCACCCATCATCCGTATGCTGCTCACGCAACTCGTCGAACACGACACGCGCAGCTGATTTCGCTCGAATGTTCTTATCGGCACGGACGATATACCGGGCTTTCGAACGGGTGATGATCGCCTCCTCGCCGTTCGTATTGACGAATTTCTGCGTCATCGCGGCGAGATCCGGAATGACCAGATCCTCTTCCTCATCGGTCGCCGGAGCAGGATTACACCATTCTTTGACCTGATTGTAGGGACCTTTCGCATTGTCCAATGTCTGCGCTGCGCCGACCACCAGAAATTTAACTGGCGGCACACGGTCGGGATGCTTGTTGGAGTCAACGAACAGCCACCACGCGGCAAGCACGCCCATAAGCGTGGTCTTGCCATTCTGGCGGGCCACGAGCACGATCACCTTGCGAAAACGATACGAACTATCCTCCAGCAGTTCGAGCGCGTGCACGAGCAGCCACTGCTGCCACGGATACAAATGCACGTGCAGCATGATTTCCGCGAACGCGATCACCGCGAAACCATTGCTCGTCTCCCTCGTCAACGGGCGCAACGGCGGCGTGAAGATGCGCGGCAGGGTCACGCCATGATTCTCATCGTCGATGGCACCGAAAACCGTAAGATTCTCAGCCGCCATCGCAACCTCCTCAGCCGAAACGCTTCATGAACTCGTCCATCGCGATAACCTTGCCGCTCTTTGACTCCTCGGCCTTCGGCCCGGGCTTCGCTTTCGCGGGACGCCCAACCTTGGCGGGCTCCACCAGTGTCAAACCAAGCGACTGGCAGTATTTCAGGAACGTCGGAACCGACACATTGTCCAATTTCCCGTTCTCGTCGATGAAACCAGTCTCGCAAATCGAATCAATCCGTTTGGCAAGGATACGCGCAGTGGCCACGACGGCCGCATTCTCGGCACGCAACGACTTCGCATTACGCAACGATCTCTCCAACGCATCAGCCACGGACTCATGTGGAAAACGACGCTCGGAAACACCCTTCTTGACTGTCATAGAGCCTCCTTCGCGCGCGACCCATCAACAAAAAACATTATCGGGGAGAGGAAGAGCAACCACGCGGGCAGTGGGTCGGTTCGGGGTGGTTTTTAGGATTTCACCGCCCCTTTCCCGTCGGGGTTGGTTTCGAATGCTGTTGTGAATGCTTTGATTGCGTTTGTGAATGCTTTGATTGCGTTTGTGAATCGTGTGATGAGTTCGTCTGTGCTTGGTGGCTTTGGGGTGATGAGTGTGGTGTATGTGTCGCCGACCTTGAAGGTGTTGACTTCGTTGTGGGTGACGTTGATTGGGATGTTGACGGTGAAGGAGCTGATTGGGAATGTCTTGTCGCTGATTGTGGCGGTGAGCTCTAGTGTGACTGGCTGCTGTGGCATCATTGCCTCCTTGCTTATGCTGTCTTTATCCATTGTCTTGAGAGTGTGCCGATTGGTGTTGGTGGGTCTTGGTTGCCTCTGAGCCTGTTGCAGCTGGTGTGGCTTGGTCGGAAGCCTGCTGGGTCGAATTGAAGTTCTTGGTGTTTGGAAACCGGGTAGAGGTGGTCAAGATTGTATGATTCGTCGCTCGTGTTCTTTTCGGCGGCGTAGTCGATTGGCATTCCGCAGAGCCAGCAGACCGCATGCCGTGCTTTGCACTCCGCGAAGAATGCGGCCTTGTCTTTTTCGAATTGGCGTGTGGTCTTGCGGACTCTTGGCATGTGGTCACCGCCTTGTAAGTGCTTCGTGCCGGAGTCGGACCGGCGTGGGTGGAATGCGTTGTTGTCATCATGGTTGTGTGCGGTATGGTGCCATGGTTGGCTGGG